ACGCGCTGTTATCAAGTCTTAATTTTTAAGGATCACGGATCATGGCTAAAGCCGAACTAGCGGTTGTTAAGAGCGAGAGTACCGCACTCGCACTCACCTCCATGTTTGAGGAGGACGCCCAGAGCGGATTTGACGGGATGAATCGGGATGACTTCGCGCTCCCGTTTCTGCGCCTGTTGACCACGACTTCCCCAGAAGTTGCTGATCTGGAAAACGCCCGTCCAGGCATGCTTTACAATTCCGTCACCGGAACACTGTACGACGGTAAAGTCGGGGTATCGGTCATTCCCTGTGTTTACGTCCGACAGTATGTCGAGTGGGCACCCCGCGGTCAGGGCACTGGTGCCCCGGTCAATATCTACCCGGCGACGAGCGACATCCTGTCGCGCACACATCGTGAGCCGGGGGACAATCGGGATTACTTGGACAGCGGAAACTACATCGAGAACACCGCCAACTACTATGTTATGGTGTTGGATCAAGATGGAGTTCCCGCCCCGGCGTTGATCGTGATGAAGTCGACGCAGTTGAAGAAGTCCCGCAAATGGAACAGCATGATGCAAGCTGTCCAAAAGGTGGGCGCAAACGGCAGGATGTTTCGTCCCGCAATCTATAGTCAGGTGTACCGTCTGACCACGGTCCCAGAATCGAACGACAAAGGGAAGTGGTTTGGTTGGGAAGTCGCCCGTGTTGGCGACGTCGAAAGCGCAGAAGTTTACGAAGCGGCTAAGGCATTTGCCCAGTCGATCAGCGCAGGTGACGTCAAAATCAAGCATGAGGAGGAGGGCCAAGGTCCTCGCGCTTCAACGCCTTTTGACGATAGCGAAGTGCCGTTTTAATCGCTTGGGGCGACCAACTGTAAAGCAATGCTTAACAGGGGGGCGCCCCTCTTGCCCGAGAAAGCCAGAATGACCGACATCACCCGGTTCAAGTCGATCTTCAGCGGCTTGGACATTGCTTACGGAACCTATCAAATCCATGGATCAAAAGACACAGGCAAACAGGCTGGAAAAGCCGTTGTTATCCGCAAACCACCCGTCGACGACCTCTGGGTCAAGCACCTCGAAGGCGTCGAACCATCTCTTGGAATCATCCCAATCCGGGCAGACAACTCGTGCATCTGGGGATGTATTGACATTGACCAATACCCTCTGGACCATGCAGGCCTTGTTAAAAAGGTAAAGTCCCTTGACCTGCCAATGGTGGTGTGCCGCAGCAAATCTGGTGGGGCACACGTGTTCTTGTTTGTGAAGGACCCCATTCCGGCGGCGGACATGCAACGCTATCTTAAAGGTGCAGCGGCACTTTTGGGTGAGGCCGGCCGGGAAATCTTTCCTAAGCAGTCAGAGATCCTGGTCGACCGCGGGGACACCGGCAACTTCCTAAACCTGCCTTATTTTGGCGGGGATCAAACGATGCGGTATGCCATTCGCGAGGATGGCAGTGCCGCTACGATGGACGAGTTTTACGAGCTTTATAACGCCAACGTCCAATCAGAGCTTGTTTTTCCAGAGGCCCCAAAGGTTGCGGATGCACCCATCAAGGATGGGCCACCATGCCTGCAGGCGTTGTGCGCTCAAGGCATACCAGAGGGCGGACGAAATAACACGCTGTTTAACATTGGCATCTATCTTAAACAGCTACACCCGACCAGTTGGGACAACGCGCTTGTTGAGCACAACTTTAAGTATGTTGCCCCGCCGCTCCCAAACAATGAAGTGCAGATAATCGTCAAGCAACTGCACAAAAAGGATTACCACTACAAGTGCAAGGATCAACCGCTCAATAGTTTCTGCAACTCAGGACTGTGCAGGACCAGAAAGTATGGGATTGGGGCCAACGGCCCTGACAGTCCACAGTTGTCCTCGCTATCCAAGTACAACTCGGAGCCACCGCTATGGTTTCTGGACATCAATGGCAAACGGATCGAGATCGATACCGATCACCTATACAACCAATCCCTGTTCCAGAAAGCGTGCGTGGACAAGATCAACGTGCTGCCACCGACGTTACGGAAACAGGATTGGGAACAGCTTCTGAATGCGCTTCTGAAAGAGATGGTCGAGACAGAGCAAATTACAGAAGCATCCGAGGACACCAGCATTACCGGCAGGTTCATGGACTTGTTGGAGGAGTTCTGTACGCACCTCCAACAGGCAATGGACCGCGATGAGATCCTACTCGGACGCCCCTGGACAGATGACGAAGAGGGACGGATCTACTTCCGCATGAAGGATCTCGAAGCGCACCTCAAACGCAATAATTTTCAAGGCCTGACCGCGCCCAAGATGGCGCAACGGCTACGTGATTTAGGGGGTGAACCCATCAGTCTATTTCTCAAAAACCGCGCAACACGATGCTGGAAATTACCTGGCTTTGTGAAGCAGTCTGCACCCTTTGAAACCCCTGAACAGAAAAAACGGAGTCCATTTTGAGCGATGAACCTGAAATCCTGAAGATCGATGACTATGATGATTGCGTGATTGGGATTGGCCAGACGTGGCACGGCAACATGCTGGTTGACCGCTTGATCTACGACGGCGAGAAGATGCTAGACAAGATGGAAGAGAACGGTATGAGCCGAGAGGGTGCTTTGGAGTACATGGACTTCAACATCCTGTGCGCGTATATGGGCGACTCCACGCCTATCGTCCTCTGGCCAGTGCCCGAGGAGCTTCTTGATGAAAATTGAAAAAATCTTTGGGCCACCTGGCTCAGGGAAGACGACGTTCTTACTGGACATTGTCGACCTTGAGCTGGCGAATGGGGTATCTCCACAGAAAATTGGGTATTTCAGCTTTACCAAAAAAGCGTCTACTGAGGCCAGGGATCGGGCAATTATCAAGTTTCCAGATCTCAATCGCGATACGGATTTTCCGTGGTTCAGGACGCTACATAGCCTTGCCTACCGCTGCTTAGGCGTTAGGTCACAAGACATGATGTCTCCTATGGACTACAAGTCTTTTGCCGTCGAAGCCGGAATCGAGATCGGCATAGATAACGGCGAAGAAGACTTCATGGTTAAGGTGGACAATCCCATCCTGAACGAGATCAACATCGCACGTATCAAGGGCCTTGATCTGCGCACGCACTACAACCAGAGTGCTATGCAGATCGAATGGTTCCACTTCGAGTACGTCGAACGTGCTTACCGGCACTACAAAGACTCGCACGATCTGATGGATTTCACCGATCTATTAGAGCGGGTCGTCGAGTCGGTCGAGCTTTTGCCGCGGTTAGAGGTTCTGATCATTGATGAGGCGCAAGACCTTTCCCGGCTGCAATGGGCCGTGGTCATGGCGCTCGCAGATCGGTCTGACCGAGTTTTTTTAGCCGGGGATGATGATCAGGCGGTGTACACCTGGGCGGGTGCCGACGTCAAAAGTTTTTTAAACCTGACCGGCAAAATCACCATCCTCGAACAGTCTTATCGGGTGCCTGCAAAAGTGCATGCACTGGCCAATACTGTCGTCAATCGCATCCGCGAGCGGCAGCCCAAAACTTGGAACCCACGCCAAGAAGAGGGATCGGTCCAGTACTACAACGATTTCACTCACGTAGACATCACAGCTGGCGATTGGCTCATCCTGGCCGCCACGAACTATTTGCTCACGGACATGCACTCATGGATCAAGAGCCAAGGGTTACTGTTCGAGCGTCACGGACAACGGAGCATCTCCGAATCCATTCTCTCCGCGGTCACTGGATGGGAGTCTTTGCGGCGAGGCAACCCCGTACTATTCACGACTGTCAAAGCAATCTATAAATACCTTGACTCAAGTTTTGTGAAGCACGGCTTCAAAGGCCTCAAGGGGGCGTCAGAAGATCAGTTCTACACCATGGCTACGCTTGTAGAAAAGCATGGATTGCTTACCGATGATATCTGGCACAAGGCCTTGACCAAGATCGGCGAAGAGAGGCGAGACTACATCATTGCTATGTTGCGACGTGGCATGAAGATCACCGGCAAGATTCCTATCAAGCTCTCCACGATCCACGGAGCTAAGGGCGGAGAAGCGGATAAAGTCTTGTTGTTGTCCGATCTGTCTACACGCTTTGCAAAAGAATACGAACGTAATTCAGACGACATCAATCGGTTACTTTACGTAGGTATAACTAGGGCAAAGCAAGAGTTGCACATTGTGCTACCTAAGAATCAGCAGAAAGGTTTTCACCTGTGAGAACAATGTCAATGTTCCCTGCTCTTACGGAGTGGGTGCCTCCCCAGTCCTTTCCAAACCTATCGAATGCAAAAGAAATCGCCATCGACTTGGAAACCTGTGACCCGAACATGGAGTCATTTGGTCCAGGCTGGCCACGCAATGATGGGTTCATTGTTGGATATGCACTGGCGGTCGATGGCTGGTCCGGTTACTTCCCGATTGCGCACGCTGGTGGGGGAAATCTCGACAAACGTATTGTCCATCGCTGGCTTACTGACGTCTTAAAAACACCAGCAGACAAGGTCATGCACAACGCCGCCTATGACTTAGGCTGGCTACGTGCATCAGGGTTCGAGGTCAACGGTCGCATCGTTGACACCATGCTCGCCGCGCCGTTGCTTGATGAGAACCGCTTCTCTTTTTCGCTCAACGCCTTGGGCTTTGACTATCTGCAGGAAGCAAAGTCAGAAGCCAATCTGAAGCAGGCTGCAGGAGATTTTGGCGTACACCCTAAGAAAGAATTGTGGAAGCTGCCTGCAATGTATGTCGGGGAGTACGCAGAGCAAGATGCTGCGCTCACACTTAAGCTCTGGCAATGTTTTAAGCCTCTGCTCAAAAAGGAGGAGGTGGAGTCGATCTTTAACGTGGAGACCGAGGTCTTTCCGGTGCTGCTTGACATGACCTACAAAGGCATTCGCTTTGACCGCGCCAAGGCGGAACAGTTGATTGACCAGCTAGTTAAGCGCGAGCAAGAGCTGATTAAAGAGCTTAAGCGTCTTTCGGGAGCATCTATCGACATCTGGGCCGCGCAGAGCATTGCGGTTGCGTTTGACAAACTGGGCGTGCCATACGGCAAGACAGAGAACGGACTTCCTAGCTTTACAAAAGGGTTTTTGGATAGCTGCCCTCATCCAATTGCCAAAATGATTGTGGAAGCGCGGGAGACGAACAAGACGCACGGCACGTTCCTGCGCCCCTATCTTGAGTTCTCCGTCAAGACTGGGCGCGTCCATCCGCATGTCAATCAAATGCGTTCTGACGACGGCGGAACCGTTACGGGTCGCCTTTCCATGGCCAGTCCAAACCTGCAACAAGTGCCCGCCAGGCACGAGATCATTGGGCCGATGGTGCGTAGTCTCTTCCTGCCAGAAGAAGGCGAACTGTGGGCCGCAAATGACTTCTCGTCCCAAGAACCACGGCTCTTGGTCCATTACGCAACACTACTAGAGTTGCCTGGAGCAGAGACCATGGCCAACGCTTATCGCCAGAACCCCAACACCGACTTCCATCAAATGGTTGCGGACATGGCAAAGATCGACCGCAAGTCTGCCAAGACAATCGGCCTGGGCCTGATGTACGGCATGGGCAAGAACAAGCTCGCAGTCCAACTCGACCTGCCACTTACGGAAGCGTCGGACCTTATCGATAACTTCCATCAAAATGTTCCGTTCCTCAAGGGCACCGTCAACGCGGTCATGAAGCGTATCGAGCATCCCGCGTCCTCTGGTTCAATTCGCACGCTCCTTGGTCGCAAGTGCCGCTTCCCACTTTGGGAGCCCAGCGAGTGGGGCGTCAACAAAGCCCTACCGCGTGAGCAGGCGATCATTGAATACGGCCAACGGATCAAGCGTGCCGGGACATACAAAGGATTGAACCGCCTGATCCAAGGCTCTGCCGCTGATCAGACCAAGGCCGCCATGGTGGCGCTACACAAGGCCGGTTTCAGGGTTCTTCTGCAGGTGCATGACGAGGTCGCTCTTAGCGTGCAGAACAAAGAGCAGGCGCAAGAAGCCGCACGGATCATGGCCCAAGCCGTTAAGCTGGAAGTCCCATCGAAAGCGGATGTGGAGATTGGACCATCCTGGGGACAAGCGGTATAATGGCCCTGATCTCCTCGTCTGGGTTCTCCCAGTTTGCCGGGCTACGCTAACGCGGCTCGGCATTTTTTTGTTTTGCTTGCACTACCCGTAGAAATACGGTACAGTTTCCACACTGAGAAAGGAGATCACGTTGGTCACAAGACGAAACACGACGGCACTGCCTCCATCCGCCAGGGACAAGCCTTGGATGTCGGTGATGATTAGGCTAGAGCAGTACGTTAAGCTTAAGGAAATTGCTGAGTTCCGTGAGCTTGCTATGGGCAAGATCTTGCACGGGTACATTGACGAAGAATTTGACCGCATCATTCAAGAAGCACGGGCCACGGCCCACGAACCAGTTAGAAAGGAGAGCGATGTTCCCGACAACAATCCAGTTATCCATCGATATCGATTTTGAGGTGTTGCCCGCGGAAAACGGGCTGCCATCTCAGATTGAGATCAAAGCGGTCTACCTCGACGCGACTTCTAAGAAGTCAAAGTCCGGTAAGGGCCGCATCGACATCCTTCGTGCTCTGAACGAGTCGGAGATTTTTTTGTTGGAAGACGAGATTGCTGAGAACTTATGAGCAGCCCAGACATCACGCTTCGTCTGAAGCACTTCGCCAACCTCCAACGTAAAGGGGATCTGCAGAAGATTTTGCTTGAAGCCGTCTCGGCGATTGAGTCCATGCAAAACTGGAAGGAACTATGGACAGAGCACAACATTGCCTATAACCATCTATACACCGCCTATCAAGCGGCAGTATTCCGCGCAGACCCCCAAGGTAAAAAAATCATTCAATATGAACTTGCTAAACAAGAAATTGCCGAGTGGAAGAAAAAAAAGAAAGCCGAAGTTCTCCACAAAATCAATAAGGAGCTCAAAGCCGATCTGCGCCGTGGAAACACCGATGTGGCGAAGCTTCCAGGATTTTATTGGGCCCCGCGCTTTCGAGGACGACGGCGGCTGGTCCTACGAAGTATGGACCGCGGCCTGGAACAGCGCGACAGACCAGATAGCCAAGAAATTTCAGTCCCTGCCCTATGACGAACTGGGCAAAGAGTTCGTCAATTTTGTACTCACCAACAAGGAGAGATCCGATGCGTAAAACCAGACCCCGCCTTCCTTCCACGATTGCCGCTAAGGACTACTGGAGGAACAACCCCAAGATGACTCCCGGAGAAATCCGTGATCTTTTTGGCATCCCGCCCGCTCGCGTCTATAAGCTTCGCAATGAGCTGATCAAAGAAAAGCTGATGAAGGTCAAAAAGCCACGGCCCAAGGTCAAACTGACCTTTAAAGCCCAAAACCGTTACGACATTCCGGCTGATCCAATTGTTACCCCCGAAGTCACCCCCGTAGTCACCCCCGTAGTCAGCGAGCCAATCAAGGCAGACGACTACCAAGTCGGTGGCAACCACTACAAAGACATGGGAGTCCCGCCATGGGACGTCATTGAAGCCACGCTCACGCAGACTGAGTTCATTGGCTTTCTAAAGGGCAACATCATCAAGTATTCGATGCGCCAAGTGCAACGCGGAGATGTCGACTCTCAAAAATGCAAGCACTACATCATCAAGCTCGATGAAATGCTCAGGGTTTGGGGCTGGGGCAAAGTCTAATTACTTAACACGTCGCATGAATACGTTAAATAACCTAAACGAGGAGTAACACATGAACCTATTCGATGACATCACCCGTGATATCACAGAAGATAGCCAGGACGACTTAGACTGGGATATCTTTGAATATCAACCCACGGTCCGGTACATGTCCAAGGCCATCCCAACGACGCCTATTGGCCATCCGGACTTCATTTACTACCCGTCCTCAGACACGGACGTGACCAGGACGTGGCGCAAGTTTGGCTGGACGCCTGTGCAACGAGAGGGTGTCCAATAAATGGACACCCTTAAAGCTGTGCCAATGTGTCAGGTTTGCATGCGCATGCCTGGCACCTATAAAGTGATGCTTGCCACCGGCAAAGGGTTTCGTTGGAAGTGCGAGCCGTGCTTCCTTCGTAAACGCCCCGAGGGCTTTAACCACGACACCAAAAAGGACTGACATGCGACCACGTTACGGCGCCACTCCCAACGCAATCAAGGTTAATTACAACCCTGTAGAGACACTAGGGTTAGTCCTTAGTGACTTCTTGATCCAACATGACCTAGCATGGTCAGATGAACTCCGTAAAGCTTGGGAAGAGGCGGATCGCTACTATCGTAAGCTGGATGTCACGTCTGATATGTGACTGCAACATTCATCTGCGATCCTAATAAGGCCGATCCGGCGCAATTTTTGGAGTTTGGGATGAAGGTCACAATCACATTTGAAGCAGACGTCCAAGACGTCGACATGGCAAGCTTGCAGGACTTTGTGGACGGTATCAACCACAAAGACACCGTCAAGATTTACTCTGAGCGCATCGAAAGCGAGTATGAGTTTGGCTCAGACGACGCGGAAGAAGGCGAAGAGTACGAGGAAGAGGGCGAAGACGCTGAAGCTGAAGAGGGCGAAGGCGTAGAAGACGAGCAGACCGACCAGTAATTAGGTCTGCAAGGGTGGAGCGGGGACTTCCCCGCTCCGTTTTTTAACTAGGAGAAAGAAGAGTGAACGAGTTAATCGAAGAGATTGAAACGCTGAAGGCAATTATTGTAGGCCTTCAACAGCAATTATTGCGAGTTGGTAACCAAGAGGGCGTCCTTAAAGCGGCTTACCTGGAAGGCCAGATGTCTAAGCCAGTCAAAACTTTTTCCGGCAATAAGCCCAACTACGTCATCCCGCAGGAAAAATTTGACTTACCCGAACGGGACATCAACAAGCTCATCACCGCTTTACCAACCGCAAAATTACCCGAACGGGACATCAACAAGCTCATCTCTGAGTACGGACTCACCGTGGTCGACGGGGACATCTACGCCTTTGCCCGGGCCGTGCAACAAGCTTCACGGACCAAGCACCGCGCAAGGGGAGAGAAATGAAATACGAAGACATCAAAGATTTTTATGAGCGGTGCGAAGAGCATCCAGACCATCAGAGCGGCATGATCTCTTCCCTAATGATTGAGCGGCGGCTGCACGAGGAGATCGAGGAATTGCGCCAATACATCGAACAGCGCGAGCCGTCGCTACAGAAGCCTGTGGCATGGATGCATACGATCATCAAAGACAACGTAGTTGCTCACCGCCCATCCGACTTAAAAAAACACCCGGAGCATTGGACCGCGTTGTATCCAACCCCTCGCCCGTGGGTCGGGCTGACGGAGGAGGAGATGGAAGGACTGTATGAATCAGCTACCTATATGGACAAGACTGATTGCATCCACCTGATTACGTTAGCCGCAGACAAGCTTAAGGAGAAAAACGGTGGATGACTCCGAGAAGCTGCACCTGCAAGCCGCAACCTACGCCCATGAGCGCATGGCCACGCTCACCGCCCAGCTCCGAAAGCTCAACCACAAACCCATGACCAAGATCGCGCATGCCGGAACATGGCTCGCTCACTACGAAGGCTACAAAACAGGTTATCAAGCCCATGAAAGTCAGACAAAACCATAGACGCATCATGCGCATAATCGCCCGACAAAACGGATTTAACTGGTGCTACATGAGAACTATGCGCGACATCAGCACCAGCTATCAATATTTTTGCGACAAGCTCTACGCAATCCTGGAGAAAAAATACCCATGCTCCTCAAATACGGAATCCTCGACGACGAAGGCATCGTGATCCGCTGGGTATGGGTCGAACCGCCCTACCCGCACGTGGTCGTCAAGGTCAAACGCCACCGACCGCCCAAAATCGACCTGTCCAACCTACCAGACGCTTTATTTTGAAAACCATCATCCACGTTAACCAGCACGTTGTCCGGGCCAACACCAAAAACGGGGAGACAAACCCCGTACTCACGGTGAAAACCTACAAGGTCAACCGCTACGCCCACGAAGTCCAGATCAAAGGTCCCAGCAAGGTCGTTTACTCGCCAGATAAACCCCTGTCCTGCGGTGCCAAGGTATGGATTGAAACAGAATCGGAGGTGGAAATTGGTTAGGCCCTCGGCCTGGCTCGCGGAAACCACGCCCCGATCCAAGAAAAGGCTCAAGGCCCGCGAACTCGCGCTTCACGAAAGCTGGTTTTCTCTAGAAACCCGCAAAACTGCTATCATCACCCCACTCTATAGAAAGGAAGATCTGATGTACCTGACCAGCACCCCCGAGGAAGAAGAAGCTTTCCGCGACTTGGAAATACTCTCGCGCAGTAAAAAGTCCTTCGAATTTGATCGTCACCCAGCTGATGTTCAAACCGAATACAACATCTACAAAAAAGGCGTACAAGACCTTCAACAAAAGCTCGCCGAGTTAGAGGCCAGCTACTCCATCGTCTGCGAGCATGGAGTTAAACTCGAAACAGCCCTCAAAGACACTCAACGTCAACTCGACCAGTGCCAGAAATCATGGCTCGTGGCCCTGCTTTTCCGTTTGGGGCTAATGAAATGATCGAAAAATGGTGGCCAACCCCTATTTACTATTCGTTTATTGAAGGAATAGAGTTTGATAAAATACAAAACGATTTTAGTCGAACATTTAATGACCTGAAATTTAAAAACAAATTCAGTCATAGGCTAGACTGGAACAGCAATTCTTTACAGCTGAGTGATGTACATTTTAAAGAAAACTTAATAGAGGACTATGGTCTTTTAACCTTTAAAGAAGAACTCTTTAAACATCTTGTTCAATTTGTGGCACCATATGCAGATACCTCAAATATAAATTTTAAAGTTAAAGCATGTTGGATGACATTGACTAGCCCTGGCGAATTCACGCACATCCATCATCATTCCGACTCAGACATATCGGGGGTTTATTATTTTAAAACTTCAGGAAACGACGGTAGCATTTTTTTTGAACCAAATAATGTCACGATAGCAACGTCTAAAGTATTTAAAAAAGGAGGGCCTAGAATTGAATACAAACCTGAAATCGGAAAGCTAATGTTATTTCCTGGGTTTTTATATCACGGAGTACATGAAAACAATACTAAAGAGGAGCGCGTCAGCGTCTCTTTTAATATCGAGGTTTAACACCATGGCAACTAAACAAGAAGCCCAAAAAAAAGCTGAAGAAATCCTTAAACGGGTCGAACATTTCTTTATCCTCAACAAGGAATCCTCAACCGGCATGGTCGTCTTGTCCGGCATGAGCATCTCCACCATCGAAACCGCCATCCGCAAACTCTACCTTTCCGGAAGACTTGTCAGAAGACTGGTCTGCCTCTTAGAAGGTAGCTCCAGAGAAGTTTGGGCCTACAGAATCGCGGACCAAGAACCAAGCCTCATTACCTTCGAGCGAACCCCGCCAAGAAAATTCGTTCCCAACCCTAACCGCGTCAAGACCTATAAAGACAAAACACTCGTCTTATCCGATTGCCCCCTCACTAACGAACTCCCGCACCACAAACTCCTGCGCACCCTCCCCCTGCCACCGTTTGAGGGCTACCCAGAGCTCGAAGCTGCATGAAATGCCCTAACTGCTCCGCCAAGACCAGGACCATAGACACCCGCCAATACATCGAACCTGACGCAGACTTCTACTGGGTATTTCGCCGCACCAAATGCAACGAATGCCTGACTATTACCCGCACAGTCGAAGTGCCCCAAGAAACATGGACCAAGGTCTTCGACTTCTATAACACCCACACTCACCATGAGGCCAATCCCAATGCTTAAACCAGCCATCTTTTCTACCGACGAACCCCCAGTCGATATCGCCGACCGCGCCCTACAACAATACGTAGTCAACCTACGACGCCGCATCGAAGTCCAACTCTGCCAAATGGAGGCCCTCGCCGAACAGGTTAACGAAGCCAGAAAGGTCCGAAACTCCATGATCGAACTCTTCTATCGCAACGTCCGCCAACTCCAGGCCGATATGCACAACCTCAACAATCCCAAAAAATGAAACGCAGGCCCCCAGATCCCCCAAAAGACGAAGAGGAACCATCCGAATACCCGGGACTCCTGCAGCTCTTCCGCATCAAAATCAACGACATTGACTACCTATTATTCGGGCCCCTTCTTACGCTGAAGCCTGAAACCCTCACGGTGAACATCCAAAGTTTTCAACTTGGAGAAGTCATTCCAGCCGAAACCCTACTGCGATCACTACGCCTGATCGCTAGAAGGGAAACCGAAGAACGAACCAAGGAGCGGATGCAATGAGGCAAGAAGTCTTTATGGATCAAGGGGTTAGTCAGTTTCGTGCCGGAATTTACGGGGACTTGTGCCGGAATTTACGGAGGGGGCTTACGGCAAATGGGGCTTTACATAGACTGCTGGCTAGAATTTGAAAAAAATATTTTTTTTTGTGGGAATAGACGTAATAGACGTAATGACGTAATAAGTGAATGAAATCAATAGGTTACGACTACACATCTCATCACGGTATGTCTACAGACGTAATTCTTATAAAAATCGCGCGCAACTCTTTTTTGAAAAAAAAAAAACTCACTCTTGGGTAAAAAACTCTATAGGAACCTGAAAAAATGAACAAAGGTGGACGACCGACCCGGGTCAGCAAGGTTTTGCAACAGACGAAGATCCCAAAGACCGAGATGGGGTCTATAAATGACAAGTTGGCCGTGACGGTTCCTAAATTTGAGGACCAGAACAAACCCTTGTCGCCACGCGAGTGGAAGTTTGTGCAGGAGTTTGTTGCCGGTTGCGGCGAAGTCTCTTTAAAAGAGGCCGCGATCCGTGCTGGATATACCGAGGCCCGTGCCAATCAAAATGGCCATGACCTGACAAATCCGAAAAAAAACCCGCACATTGTTGCTGCGATACAGGAATATCGAGGTCAGTTGGCCGCGAAGTATGGAACGACATATGAACGGCATATGCGGGATATGCAGACCATACGTGACGCAGCATTAGCGGCGGGGGCATACGGCGCTGCCGTACAGGCAGAGTATCGACGCGGACAGGCCCTGGGCACGATTTACGTGGACAGGAAGGAAATCCGCCACGGTACGATTGACTCAATGAGCCGCGAGGAGGTCGAGCGCAAGCTGGCAGAACTAAAAGCCTTGTATGGCGGACCGCCGCCAAAAGAGATCATTGACCTTCCGATGACGGAAGTGGGCAAGTCGCTTGAAGTGGACCCGCCGTTTGACCCAACGCAAACCTTAAAGGACTTGAGTGAAGCCAGAACAATCGTTGTACAACCGCTTGCGGGAGAACTTGCCACTTTGTCGGATGACCCGGATTGAATCCCGCGTCAATTTGGGGATCCCTGATGTTCTGATCGCGTTCCGTAAGCCCGCAAAGTTCGTGATGCTTGAGTTGAAGGTTGTAAAGCGGGGTAGGCAAGTAGCCCTGAGCCCGCACCAAATTTCCTTCCATATGGCGCACGCAGAACTGGGTTGCCCGACGTTCATTCTGGTCCAGTATCACCCCCCGGGGACGACCAGCGTGGCGAAAGCAGAGCTTATGCTCTACCGTGGAAGTCAGGCCGCGGCGTTGCTACGGGACGGGATTGATCTTGAGCCGATTGAGTCGTGGCCCGCCAACGGGCCAATTTGGCAGATGATGCATCTGCGCTTGACGGAGTAAAAAAACCAGTTATAGTGGCGGCTCGGGTTCAGCGGTTGAGCCCGACTTAGAAAGGAGAAAGCGATGATTTTGGTTACGAAGTGCTGGGAAAACTACTCCGTTGCTGACGACGGCGAAGTCGATCTTGAGGATGATGGCTTCCATTTCGAGGATCAGCCGGTCACGTTCAAAGAGCTGATTTGGATGATGGAAGACGACGGATTTAGGTGGTCGTCCTGCTATCCAGCGGAGGGTCATCCGAATGAACATCTGACGACCAGCGAGATCATGGATATGCACACCGGGGTTTGGGAAACGAACACCTTGCACTATTCACAAAAAAACCTCCCGCGAAGCGCCAAGTACTGGCGCTGGGCATTTAAGGCTAAGGGCTTGATTAAAGGGGAGCAGAAATGAAATACACGGTCGTAATGGAATACAAATCGCTGGTGACACTTGAGGTCGAAGGCGAAACAATACCCGAGGCGATTACGAATGCGTTCGAAGCCGCGGAAGACAATTTCGAGGGTAAGTGGACGGTTTTCGCCGTGAACCCAGCGGAACCCGCGGTAAGTCCGCCGCCAACTTATGAGGTTTCGCTGATCCACATGATTGAGCTTGAGGACGGCAGGGGCTACCGCTACATGGACCCTCGGTCCATTGAAGAGGGCCAGAAAATATTGTTCAACGTCCATGTTCGAGAGTACGCCGATGGGGGCCTTGTTGACCTTCTTGAAGACGAGGACTTCGAGACTTGGGAAGCCGCGGATGCCCGGGCCGTCGAGCTTGAGCAGAAATACCCCGGTGCGCTTCGCGACGATTATTGAAGGGGACGACAATGAAAATCAAAGGTAAGTTCCCCTCCTGGGCGAATGGGCGACAACGGCGCAGGATTGCCCGGCTGGGCGGCACAATAAAAACAAAAACCAATGCGCGAGAATCCCGGGAGCTCCGGGACCGTGAGATTCAGGCCAACTTCAAAGCAGGCCTGCGCCAGCTGGCGGGTTGGATCGCCTTCCGATCCCTGATTGGGGGGATGTTCAAGTAGCCGCTTGACAGGCGGCACAATAGTCTTTTATAGTCTTCGAACCGGGCGCCGTCCGGGCATTCAACCTAAGAAAGTGAGAACGAAAATGTCATTGAAATCAGCAGAACTGTTTGAACAATTGTCCACCCAGCTGGCGAAGGATGTCGCCGACAAGGCCATCATTGAAATGGACTTGACCGATATCATTGCGGACAAATTGGACTATGCCGCAATTTCGGAAAAAACCATGGCCGAGCTGGATTACACGGATCTGGCCAATGAGGTGCTCAACCATCTTGACTATACGGACATCGCCAGCAATCTGGACATGTCGGACTTGGCCCGCGAGGTGAGCGACGAGCTCGACCTCGAGGACATTGCGGACAATCTGGACGTTGAGAAAATTGCCAGAACAATTCGTAATAACCATGCGGATGAGCTCGCAGTCGAAGTCGCAGGGCATCTCGCCCGCTCTGACTTGTTGCTGGATGCTATGGGCCAGATCGCGGATGATCGGATTGCGTCGGTGACCGACTTTTTGATCCCCGAGGCCCGGCGGGCCGTACTGGCCACGGACGTGGCGGACCGGCTCAAGCAGAGCGACGACATGCGGGACTTCATCGGGGAAATTGCCAGTCAGCTGGTTAGGAAAGAAGTTCGCCGCGTCCTGATTGAGCTCGTCATCGCCGTGTCCGGTTCACCAGCTCCGGGAGACCGGATCGATTTAGGGGAGCTCCGGCTCACTCCTGTAACGCCGACTTGACCCGATTCACAACATTAGTTTATTGTTCGCACTCGCCGGGCACGTTGCCCGGCTCAACACAGAAAGGGATAGCAAAATGGCTCATATGATCGATGAAACTACCGGGCGGGCCGCAATGGCCTACACCGGGCATACCCCATGGCACGGACTCGGCCGGGCTCTGACCGCTGGGGCCAGCATTGAAGAGTGGACCCGGCAAGCCGGGCTTGAGTACACCGTGCTTGAGTCGGCCGTGGAATATCAGACGCCAGCCGTGACTGGTCACCAAGTGTGGCCGGCCCGCAAAGTCCTGCACCGCTCGGACACGGGCGCACCGTTGGCCGTTGTCAGCAAGGATTATCACGTCGTCCAGCCGGGCGAAGTGATGAATTTTTTCGCGAAGTTGGTCGACGTCGGCGGGTTTCAGCTGGAAACCGCGGGCGCACTCAGCGACGGGAAACGAGTGTGGGCGCTGGCGCAAGTCGGCGAAGCCGCGCCAGTCGTCGACGGGGACTTGGTCAAGCCTTACCTATTGCTGGGCACGTCCTATGACGGGACTATGGCCACGGTCGCGAAGTTCACCGCGATCAGGGTGGTATGTAATAACACCATAACCGCCGCGGTCGGCGGCACGGTTTACGGCCGCGGAGTAAAGGCCGAGGATGAGACTTCGAAGGGTTACCTAAAGTCGGCCGTTCGAGTCTTACACTCGGAACGGTTCGACGCCGACGAGGTCCGGCTCCAGCTGGGGATTGTCACGTCGCAGTTTGAACGCTTTATGGTTGAGTCGCGCCAGCTGGCCGGCGAGCCCATGACTGCAGAACAGGCGGACGAATTCGTCCAGGCGTTACTGGCCCCCTACCATCAGGGCAAGTCGGACATTCGGGAAAGTAAGGCATTCAAGCGCACCATTGAGTTATTCAATGGCAACGCAATCGGGGCCGATATCCCGGGCGTCGCCGGCTCGCGCTGGGCCATGCTGAACGCGGTCACCCAGCTGGTCGACCATGAGCGCGGGCGGTCAGACAATACCCGGCTCGAAAGTGCTTGGTTTGGGACTGGTGCCGCGATTAAGGCCCGCGCCGTCGACATGCTTGCATTGCCCGCCTGATTCGTTTTATAGTTTGCACCCCGGCCAGCCGGCCGGGTTTTTAACCCTCAGAAAGTGAGAATTGATCATGACTCAGAAAACCGTTCAAACAGTTTCATTCGGCTCGAACACATTCGCCGTCCCCGCAACCGTCAAACTGGCTGACCTACTGGTCCTAGTCGGACTGCAGGCAATTCGTTCGTCTTACCATTCGGAACCGTGGAAAGTGTTCGAATATCTGGATGATGAAAGCACCCAGCTGACAATCGGACAAAAAACCGTATACGCGGACTCGGCCGCGGCCGAAAACGCGAAAAAAGCATATGCGCGAGAGCGCGAGTTGGCGCGTGAGTCGGAAACCGCCAGCGACTAATTGTTCCTGGTCAACGCGAGCCCAGCAACATAAACCCGGCCCCGGCCGGGTTTTTTCGTTTATGATTGTCACGCGGGCCCAGCCCGGGCCCGATTTAAGAAAGTGAGAATGCAATGCTTAAGACCGTAACCAAGTCAAGTAATTCGAAGACCGGCCCTATCGCGGTAACGTACCGCGCGGGCCAGCATGCCACGTTCGCCACGTGCCCGGCCACGTGCCCATTGAATCCGAAACCCGAAACGAGCTCGGCCGCCATCGATATAACCTACGTCCGGGCCCTATCGCGGGCCGTGCCACCCAATGGCCATGCGTGGACTTATTCACACTTCCATTGGTCGCGATTGCCGCGGCCACAGCCGGCCCGGACGGTCATTAATTTTTCGGCCGATAGCATGGCCGATGCGGCCGAATGCGTGACGGCCGGCCGGCCGGCCGTACTGGCCGGAGCTCCGGCGGATGGCCGCGACGAATGGCCCCGTGTTTTTAATGGCGTCAAATTTGTAGTTTGTCCGGAGCAATTGAGCCCGGCCGGCTCCGGGTTCACGTGCCAATCGTGCGGCAATGGCGTGCCATTGTGCGCACGGCCGGGTCGAGACTATGTGATCGTTTTTTTAGCCCATGGCACGGGCCGCAAACTGGCTGAGGATCCGAATAAATCCGGCGGATGTTATGCGGCCGTAGGGCCAACGGCGATCCAATGGCACGCCACGCGGGCCAACGGCCGGCCGGATGACGCGCGGGCCGTTCTCACATTCGCGGCCAGTTTGCCGCCGGGCTCATTGTTGCGTCACCACATTGCGGGCGATATCGGACGGGCCGCGTGATGATTGGGGTACTCGTTTTCGTGTTGCATTCGTTTTTATGTGCCATCATTGGCCCGGGCCCAGCCCGGGCCCGTGATCGTTTTAATCGGAGAAAGTGAGATGGAAGACCAAGTGAAAACCTATTGGGCCTTGTGGTTTGCCGCCGGGCTCGCGGATGGCATGGCCCCGGCCATTGCGGCCCGGATGGCGTGGCGCATGCTGGATGCAGAGCTCGAAAGACAATGCGAAGGGTTCGATCCTTTCGATTTACTTACGATTCTCGAACTCGCGGCCCCAGCTGTAGCACGTCACGATCTGGGGGACTTATGAGCCGGGCCGTATACGTTCGCTCGCATCGGGGCCATTCGCTCCGGGTCTCTCATAATCCGGACTATGATGAATATTGCGCAGTCGTCCGGGGCCCGGATCCGGACCGGCCCGGCCAGCTGGCCGTTCTCGCGAGTTATTTCACGGATGATCTTAAAGATGCGATTACTACCGGGGACCGTGAGCTCGCGGCCGCATTGTGTATCCCTGAGATGGAGCTCGACCTAGCGGATGAATTCGAGCTCCGGAGCGCGGCCGCGCCATAAATCCGGCCAGCTGGCCATTCGAACCCGGGCCGATGCCCGGGTTTTTTTATGCCCGCAACATGGGCCGGGCCCAGCTGGGCCAGCCGGAGCTCACAACCCGGCCGTGGCCCATGGCCCGTAATGCATGCTCGAGCTCGCCACGTATCGGGCTCCGGGCCCGGGCATAAAACGACTAGCGGGCTCATGGCCCGTGGCCAGCTGGGCCGTTTCCCGGCCGGCCAGCTGGGCCCAGCTGGGCCCGTCACTCGATTGCCCAGGTGCGTGCGCCGTGGCCCATGTTGCAATGCAACATAAGGCATGCGCGGATGCCCGATTGGCGCGGCCCGCGGCCATGTTGCAATGCAAGGATCCCCGGGCAGCAATGCCCCATGGCACGGTCCTTGCTTGGGCCCCGGGCCCCGGTTTTTGGCCCCCCGCCCGGGCTGCGCATGCTTTAGCCCGATTTCACACACTAAATGACGTCCTGAAATACATTTGTAAAAATGGCCCCACTTTGTTTAGAATGCCGCTTGTTAAAAAATTTTTTGCAAATTTTTAAAGCAATTGAGAAATGACTCCTGAAGAAGCCGATGCACAGCGCCTAAGACTTGAATACCGGCTTGCTAAACTTGAGGTATTGGACAAGG